GCATCAGACCTACCGTGCGGGTGTCATTCTTAGCTAGCTTGTGTTGGCTTGCGCCATCCGTGAGGATGTCCGGCGCGGATCGCGCATAACCCGCACGCTCCCGAAAGTCTGCCCATGCATCCCGCGCACCGGCGCACCGGCAACGCGTCCGAGAATCGAAACCCTCCCGCAATCCACGCGTAAACCCCCGAGAGAATCCACCCGCAATCAATTCACGCTCTACCCGTGTCGATTTCATCGGGTCTCAACCCCGAACGCATCAAGGGTTGCTACGCACTTACGCGCTAACGCATCCTCGACAGCCTCACGTAGCAACGCGTCCAATTCCTCCTGCGTCGCCTCACCTAGGACAATCGGAGAATTCAAATTCTCTGCCGCTTGAATGTATAGCCGTGGTGAGAATCGCATAACTAACACCTACTTCCGTTAATGGTCACTCTCTAATGGTGACTCTCCACCCACGACACTAACACAAGAATATGGCAAGCAACATACAAACACCCGACAGATCTGCCGTCACCCTCCCCTAGTCTCTCCCCTGCCACGCGTGGCAATGATGGCCGGGCCGGCGGGCCTAAGGCTCGGGCGTATGGTGGCAAGCTCGAGCGATACCCCCACCCGGGGGGTGACTAGCGCTGTAGTCATTGCCTAGTCGCTCCTCGAGCGTGATCACGGGCACGTAGGGGGGGTGGGGTGCGCAGGTCGACCCGGGGATTGCTTGCGCGGGGCGCGCATATGTATACGTAGGGGCTTTTTAGATTCGCCTACTATTTAGTGTCCGGTTTGGACGGGTATATGTAGGTGTTTTATAACAGTTTTGTCACAAGTGACGATTCTGTGTCCTGTTTTACCCCCTTGGACAGGGATATATATATGGGGGGTTTTTTATTTTGGGGCGTATATAAGCGAGGCTTCAAGCCGAGCGCCTCGCATATACATACATACATATACATATATATGGCACGCCCTTAGAGGCGTGCCTTTATTTATGTAAATACGTACATATATGAGAAATACACCTGCCCCCCCTTTATCCCCCCCACGACGATTTGGAGGTCGCCGCGATGCCGAAGGCTGGACGCAAGCGTGGCAGTACTCCTGCGGAGGGCAAGGAAGCTTTCTTGCGGCACCTGAATCAGGGCATGGGTGTGACGGATGCGTTGACGGCTATTGATCGTGGCCGCACGACGTATGAGCGTTGGCGGCGTGACGATAAGGAGTTTGTTGCGGCGGTTGAGCGGATTCGCACGATGCGCTCGATGGCTGCGCCGGTTGCCGGCGAGCAGCTGACGTTCCCTGAGTTCTCTGAGCGGTATCTGGAGGCCCAGGTGTTCCCCCACATGCAGAACGTGGTGGATCTGATTGAGGGCCGTGACCCGTCGTGGGTTCACCCCGGCATGACTTTCCAGCCCGGTGAGCGGGACTTGATCTGCGTGAACATGCCCCCTGAGCATGCCAAGACAACGTCGATAACGATCAACTACTGCACGTACCGGATTGCGATGGATCCGAATATCAGGATCCTGTTGGTGTCCAAGACTCAGACGATGGCTGAGAAAATGCTCTACGCCATCAAGACCCGGCTGACGCACCCCAAGTACGCGGAGATGATCTCCCGGTACGCCCCGATGGGTGGGTTCGATAAGGACTCTGAGGCGTGGAACCGGACGATGATCTACCTGTCGGATGCTGCCCGTGACTCTGGTGAGAAGGATCCGACGGTGCAGGCCATCGGTGTTCGGGGCCACATCTACGGTGCCCGTGCTGACTTGATCGTCATGGACGACTGCGTGGATTTGACCAACGCCCACGAGTACGAGAAGCAGATCGACTGGCTGCAGTCGGAGGTTATTTCTCGTATCTCGTCTACCGGCTCGATGCTGGTGGTGGGTACGCGGTTGTCCAGTAAGGACTTGTACTCGGAGGTGCGTGACCCGCAGCGGTACCCCGATGAGGAGTCGCCGTGGACGTACCTGGCGATGCCAGCTTTGCTGCAGGCGGCTGATGATCCGGCTGACTGGGAGACCTTGTGGCCTCGCTCGAACCAGCCTGAGCCGGGTGTTCGGGACTCGCAGCCCGGTGAGGACGGCTTGTACCCCAAGTGGGACGGGCCGCGCCTGAGTAAGAAGCGCAAGCGCATGTCCCCTCGTGCGTGGGCGATGGTGTACCAGCAGCAGCAGGTTGCCGACGATTCGATCTTCAGCCCTGACGCGATTAAGGCGAGCATCAACGGCAACCGCATGGCGGGTGTGATGCCGAAGGGCATGGTGAACTGCCGGCCTAACGGCATGGATGGCTTGATCGTGGTGGCGGGTCTTGACCCGGCTACGGCGGGTCACACGGCTGTGACGGTTATCGGTTTGGATCCGGCGACCCAGAAGCGGTACGTGCTGGATGTCCATAACCAGGCCGCGATGACACCGGAGCAGATGCGGGACTTGATCAAGGATTGGACTGTCCGGTTCAACATCGCTGAGTGGCGCATTGAGAAGAACGGTTTCCAGGGCTTCTTGGTGCATGACCGTGAGTTGAATGATTTCTGCGCCGCTCGTGGCTCGGTCATTAGGCCGCACTTCACGGGTCAGAACAAGCACGACGCTGATTTTGGCGTGGCCTCCATGACGGTGCTGTGGAATGGCTGGGAAGACAAGCACCACCTGATCGAACTGCCGAGTACGCACGGGCAGGAGTCGATCAAGACGATGATTGAGCAACTGATCACTTGGGCACCGGCCCTACCTAAAACGGCGAAGACCGACATCGTGATGAGCCTGTGGTTCGCGGAGCTTGCGTGCCGTGACCGCGTCACGTTGATGTCGAATTACACGCGCAGCCACGTTAATAACCCGTTCCTTACGCCGTGGGACAAGCAGCAGCAATCAACCATGAACCTGCTCGATGCTGAAGCAGCGGGTGCATGGAAGCCGATTGGTGTCTAGGAGATTTCATTGATTAACGATTCGATGGCCTTGCCATTCATGGACGCTGCCCCGTCCGAGATGCAGATCCGCGAGCTGAAGGCTGGCTACGACCGCATGACCGCAAGGTACGCGGATCGAGATAACCGGATGCAGGATGTTCTCGCGGTGCGGCAGGGGCGTATGCGTGATGTGTACCCCGACTTGTTCCCTGACGGCCCCTTTGATCGGGGCATCGTCGCCAACATGGTGGACGTTGCGGCTCGTGACCTCGCTGAGGTTCTCGCTCCCCTACCCGCATTCAACTGTGCCAGCGCCAAGATGGTGTCTGATAGCGCACGCGAGTTCGCGGAGAAGCGCACCCGCATCGTCAACGGCTACCTGGACTTCTCGAGCAGCCAGAAGCAGATGTATCAGGCTGCGGATCGGTACTTCACCTACGGTTTCGTGCCGGCAATGGTGGAGATCGACTTTGAGAACCGCATGCCACGCATCACCTTCATGGATTCTGTGGGCGCGTACCCGGTGTACAACCGCTGGGGCGAGGTAACCGCCGCGTACTTCTCCTTTATGAAGACCCGCGACGAGTTGATCGCGATGTACCCGCAGGCCGAGAACCTGATCGCTCGCCAAAGCACCGGCACCGAGCTGGTTGAGGTGGTTCGCTACCACGACAAGGACGCAGACATCCTCTTCCTGCCGTCCCGCGACGGCATCATCCTTGAGAAGACACCCAACCCTGTCGGTGAGTGCATGGTTGAGTGGACGCAGCGTCCCGGCGTGGACAGCGATTCCCACGGGCAGTTCGATGATGTCCTTGCCGTGCAGGTCGCCAAGGCACGCTTCGCGCTGTTGAGCCTTGAGGCTGCACAGAAGTCCGTGCAAGCCCCCATCGTTTTGCCACCTGACGCTCAGGAACTGGCGCTCGGCCCCGACAGCGTTATCCGTACCGGCAACGGGCAGCAGGTTCGCCGCGTCCCGCTTGATGTTCCTCGCGAGGCTTTCGCGCAGCAGGGTCTGCTTGATGAGGAACTGCGCTCTGGTGCGCGTTACCCCGACGCACGCAACGGCAACATCGACTCCTCTGTCGTCACGGGCCGTGGCGTGCAAGCCCTGATGTCGGGCTTTGATACGCAGATCCGTACCGGGCAGGCCATGTTCTCCCGCACCCTGCAGTCCCTCGTCCAGAAAGCCTTCATGGTGGACGAGAAGATGTTCGGGTCGGAGTCCAAGACTGTGCGGGGTAACGCAGACGGAACTCCGTATGAGATTAAGTACCGCCCTGAGAAGGACATCAAGGGCGACTACACCGTAGATGTCCAGTACGGCCTCATGGCTGGGCTGGATCCCAACCGTGCGCTGGTCTTCGGACTGCAAGCACGCGGTGACCGTCTCATCAGTAGAGACTTCTTGCGGCGACAAATGCCTTTCGCTCTAAACGCCACCGAGGAAGAGCAGCGCGTAGACATCGAAGAGATGAGGGACGCGCTGAAGCAGGCAGTAGCCGGGTACGCACAGGCAATACCCGTGCTAGCTCAGAACGGTCAAGATCCTGGCGAGGTTCTGGGGCGCTTGTCTCAAATAATTCTAGGCAGGCAGCGAGGCCGATCCATTGAAGAGATCGTGTCTGAGGCCTTTATGCCGCAAGAACAACCGGCATCACCGGGGGTTGAGTCCCCAGGTGAGGAAGCCTTGACGGGTGCCCCAGGTGAGGCTCCCCCCGGTGATGCTGACCTTGAAGGCTTGAACTCTGCCGGCCTCATGCGAGGCGTAGCTGCGGGTCAAGCCGGCATGGCTCCGGGTGGTCGCCCTGACTTGCAGATGCTGATGGCGAATCTTGGCGCAGACGGCAACCCCAACCTCACCGCCGGCGTTAGCCGCCGCCTACCTGTCTAGGAGAAGCAATGTGTATTTCGTGCGGATGCTGGATGGATGAGACGCATCAGATGGGTGGCGACGGTAATCACCCTGAGAACTCGACCGTGATGCCGAATGTCAAGACAACGGAGGCTCCCCCTAATGGCTCGCGCCCGTAAGAAAGCGTTCTGGGACAAGAAGAACCCCAAGAAGAAGTCAACACCCCTGACCCCTGCTCAAAAGTCTGCAGCGAAAGCGCGAGCGAAGAAGGCTGGTCGGCCTTACCCCAATCTCGTTGATAACGCTGCCGTGAAGAGGAAGAAGAAGTAATGGCTAGACGTTACGGCACCAATAAAGGCCAACCGCCCAACAGGAGCAGGACAGAGCGCATGGCGAACACCAAGGACGGTAGCGGTGGTAAGAAGGGTGAGCCGCCCAACCAGAAGCGAACCAGGAACCGCGCTGCGAAGGTCGCCATTCTGAAGAAGAACGATTCTTTAATAACGGCTCTAGAGGGCAAGCGGAAAGCGAAGAAGCGCACAGGCAAGAAGAAGTAATGCCTGTCAAGAAGGATCCCCGTCTAGAGCGTGCCGGTGTCTCTGGCTACAACAAGCCGAAGCGCACACCGAAGCACCCCACCAAGTCGCACGTTGTCGTCGCCAAGAAAGGCGACCAGATCAAGACCATTCGCTTTGGTCAGCAAGGTGTGACGGGCGATAAGAAGCCCACCAAACGTCAAGCTTCGTTCAAGGCACGCCATGCCAAGAACATCAAAAAAGGAAAAATGTCGGCGGCCTACTGGGCTGACCGCGTCAAGTGGTAAGGGAGAACAACATGCCGCAGCCAGGTAAAGGCACACACGGCAAGCCGATTGTTGCTGGCTCTTTGGAAAAGAAGCAGCCAAGCAAGCCGACCGGCGAGGTCAAGTTCGGTGCGCCCGGTGGTACGGGCACCAAAGGCAGCAAGTAACCATTCTAGAAAGGAGCCAGCATGAGAGTGCGTCCGTCAATGCGTGACATACATGTCCATGTTGGCTACGGGGAACTGCGATGCGCCCTCGTCGCTGAGGGCGTTTCGTGGTCACCCGATGTTGCAGCTGACATGGTCAGCCGCATGCAGGGTTTGTTCGCCAACACGATGGCAGAGGCGTACCAGTACGGCCTTCTTGAGGACGACGACGATGACGACGACCTCGGGCCTACACCAGACAAAGAGTTGATCGACCCTCGAGTCGTGTTTTTGGAAGCGGAGGAAGAAGATGGCTAACGGTCACGGTGGTAAGCGCACCCCGCGCCAGCCGGCACCAGCCTCTCCCCCAGGCGCGTTGTCGCGCCGTACTGATGGTGGGCCGCAGCAAGTCAATGCCCAGATGACAGGCATGGCGTATGGCGAGAACAGCGACTTCCAAGACATTCAGCGTTCAGCACCGATGAGTGCCGCACGGGCTACGCCGCCAACGCGCTCTACACGGTCGCGCCCTCAAGACATACGTAAGGCAACTCCGCTGATGTCCAAGACGCAGCGACCAGATGAACCCGTAACGGATGGTGCTGACTTTGGCCCAGGTCGATCCGCTGCGCCCACCCAACAACCCGCAGATGCTGATCTGGCTTTACTTAAATCCTACTTGCCGGATTTGGAGATAGCTGCCTCGTTGACGGGGGCACCTAAAACATTTAAGAGTCTCGTTTCCTACTTGAGGAATGCATGAAGAATCCAGAACCGAAATGGGTTGAAAACTCACAGCTGGATTACTTCAACACAGCTGCAAACATACTTGGGTATCGAAATATCCCGCTGGCGTGTGGATTGTCGCTTGTGTCATGGAGGTCAAAAGACGATCTAAATTCATTCTTGACCACACTTGCCTACGCACCTAATTCGAACCCCAACGGTGTCGCATGAGTGAAATTCTGTACACACGCGGTTCGGCAGATGCCGGATATGGGTATCGCAACCCCATATACGAAAAAGCACTTGGAGATCGTGGCTCT